TCTATATCTGTAAAGTCTTCGATAGTAGACTGTGCTATAAATTTCATTTTAATATCTTGTTGTCTTTTTTCTTTTGCTATTCTGCGTAGAAACGCATACCACGATATTTGAGTAAAATACGCAAAGGCATTAGGATTGCCAGTACGTGTGGCTGCTTCGATATTATAATTTTCTATTGCTTTGAGACAGTTTTCAACTGCATCCATCACCATCTCTTCTCGATACGTATATCGTACGAAGTTAGATTTATGAGATAATCCTTCTGCAATCCGAAGGAAACACTTTGCTATATAGTCGGTAACAATTGGAAGTGCTACGCTTTTACTTTTAGCTTCTTTTACTATTGTGCAATAGTCGACTACTGCCCATGAAAATTCTTTATTATTAACATAATGAGGTTTGTCCTTTGGTTTTATTTTAGCCATTTTGGTTCCTAGTGTATCTTGTTGAGTCTATTATAGCACAACGCTAAGGGATTGTAAACATATATTTTTTAATTTATTTTAGTATATACGTCATTTAACTGTTTACAAGTACACAGAATCAGTGTATAATTAAAGAGTATATCGTTGAGGAGAGGAGAGTACCTAATTAAGCTTATTTGGATCTATGCTGAATGGAATAACATTTTCAAAGCTATCGTCCGAATCAGCACCTTCTTTGAAATACTGAAATGGATCTTCGGCTTTAATATTATTTTCTTCTGATGCTAAAAGCTTTAAATATTTAGTGTATTGATTTTTTAGTACCTGACTTGGATGTCCTATCGTAATAATATGATAAGGCATAAGAGAACATAAAGATGAGTTATCATCTTGATATGTCATAAACGGTCTAAACGTAAACCATCTTGTTCCTTGTTCAAAGTTTTCTTGTATAATGATCTTAGCAGCTTTGCGTATAATCATTACTTCTTGTTCATCAATTTCCATATCAGGCCATTGCACAACTTCACACAATAGCTCTTGACCATTGCTTAATACTATTTGTCTTACATCTGGTTTCATTTTAATTCTATCTCATATACTTTATAGTTAAATTTCTGTTTTGAATAGATCTTAATGCGCTCGGCCGAATGCTCTAGTGCGAAGTTCTTTCGACCTAACCAGTGCAAATCATCGGCGATATCATATAGTTTGGCCTCACGGCCGTCGTCACTCTTTCTTAGGCTTCTACCTATACTCTGTAATACTCGAATCTGCGATTTAGAAGGAGATGCAAATATTATATTATGCAGGTTACGTATATTTATACCCGTACTAAACGTGCCCATACTTGCTACAATAATCGAATTTGTTTGTGTTTCAACAATACCTCGAATAGCTTCTCTATCACTTGTAGCAGTTTCACCACTTACATAAAATACCTTTCTTTCTTCATCAGCTTCGTCTCGTATCATATTAAATAAGACTTTACCATGTTTCTCTACAAACTGAAATAGAACTAATGTATTGCCAGTCTGAGTAGTAGCAAGATTTCTTATGAACTTGTTTCTACTTTCATTACGTACAATAAGATCTATCTCTTGTTGATATGTCTGTACACCACGATTCTTACGTATCTCTTCTGAGTACTTAAGTTTGATAACGCTAATGTTTAGCTTAGCAAGTGTATCATTGTCCTGTAGTTTCTTTGTTGTTGTTACGTTATATATCTTACCAAACAAGCCTTGTAATACTAGCTCGTGTGTAGTTGTACCATCTAATGTACCGGTTGTACCCCATCGATATTCAGCTTCACGTGACTTATTCATTATCGAGTTGAGTGATTTTGATTGGAAGCCATGCGCTTCATCACCAATAATGCAACCAAACTGTTCGAACCATTTACCTGGTAGCTTGTATATAGACTGCCAGGTTGATATAACTGTTCCGGCATTTGTCATTTTTTCTTTACCAGAATATATCTTATGACATCCATTTTCTACAAGCATGCCATAGTCTTTGAAATCAGCATACATCTGATCAACTAACGATGTAGTCGGTACAATAATAAGAACTTTCTGTATGCCACTGGACAACATTGAAAGATAGTATTTTATTAGAACATATATTATAAGTGATTTGCCTGAACCTGTCGGGCTAACTAATACAGATCTTTTATTATGTAAGGCATGACATATGCCATTGAACTGATAATCTCGTATCTCAATTGGTTTGCCTCGAGATTTTATCTCAAGACCTTCGATGAAATCCATTATTGCTTTTGGATCTATATCATCTTTATCATCTGGAGAACCATAGTTATTCTCATCAGACATTTCTATCTCATAGTTACGTTTAGTACAGAAATCTTCTATGAATGGATATAAGCCTACATGAATCTCATTAGACTGAACATTAAATAATCGTATCTTGCCGTCCCATACTTTATTACGAAATGCAGGCATGTATTTGTAACCAGGCACGAAGAACGAGAAGAAATCACTCAATTCTTGACCAATGCCAAAATCACATCCCACATGCATAATGCTGTGGTTCTTCTTCTCAAGTACTATTTTATCCATGTAGTATATATAGTGTTTACAAAGCATCATAAACGTGGTATAATAGTAGTATGAAATTAAACTTAGAAACAATACTAGAAATGTGGAAAGAAGATAGTCAAATATCTAATACCTCACTAGACGAAGTATCACGTGTAACACCAATGCTGCATGCTAAATATCTTGAATTAAGATCTACTTCTAAACTTCAGCTTAAACGTATGGAAATGCAACAGAAGATTCTGCTTAAAGAGAAGTGGCTATATTATAATGGTAAGATGACTCAAGAACAAATAGCAGAATATGGCTGGGAGTTTGATCCGTTCAATGGTTTAAAAGTTCTTAAAGGTGAGATGGAACACTACTATGATTCTGATATTGATATACAAAAATCTGAAGAAAAGATAGTATATTGGAAAACTATTGTAGAGACATTAGAAGAGATAGTAACTAATCTTAACTGGCGTCATCAGACAATAGGTAACATGATACGATGGCGAATGTTTGAAGCTGGTTCTTAAGTAAAACTAAATGATGTAAATCTAAATGTCATTGGAAATGAAACATATTGCAATGTACCAGGTGTTGAAGCAAATTCTATATCACCAATAAAGGTAGGGAATGCACTCTTATATGTAATAGTTCTTGCTAACACATTTCCACTCGTAAGTATTAATAAACTTATATCATATTCTGTTTGGTCTTTTGAATCTGTAGCAATACTTGTAGGCCTTTGCATATTTTTATATACAGTATCCTCTAACCAAGTTCTCATCTCTTGATATATTTCCATCTTTTCATCAAGCATAACTAAGCAGTTAAGTTCAGTATAATCTATTTTATCGCCAGGAAATGCAGCATCTACTCCGCGGAATGGCAGCATTGCTGGAGCTAAGTTAATACTTGGATGGTTAACACTCTGAGCAAAGAATTCCAAGTTCGGAAATCTTACTCTATTCACCACTAGCTTATAACCCGTAGGCTGTAGAAAACTAGGTGGCTGTAATGTGGATGTAGTTGTTGCCATGAGAACTCTCTATTGATATAACCTATTTATACGTTTAAGAATATAAAAATAAAAAAAAGGGAGAGCCGAAGCTCTCCCAGTTTATTACCGAAGTAATGTGGCTTATGCCATTATGTTGTCAACTCTGAAGATACGGTAGTATTGGTTAGTTTTAACCGCTGCTAGACCGTTTGCAGGTGTTGCGCCAACGAATGGATTAGATACCATGCCGTAACGAGTTTTGAACCCGATTTTTGGCTGGAAGTTATCTTCACCAACCGCACGAACCATAGTTAATGGTACGTATGGACAATAGAATACACCAGCGTCATAAGGGTTAGTACCTTTGTAGCCAACGTTACAGTAATCAGTAGCTGAATACGGATCGATGTATACTTTAGTACGTCCATTAAGAACACCAGCGAATGTGTTTCCTGTGTCATCAACGTTCAAGCTTGTTGACAATGCTGGAGAATAATCCAACATGCCAGAAGCATGTAGAGCAGATGCTACGTCAGAAGAACATATAATAAAGTTACCTTTACCACGTCTTGTTTCTTTAGCAATAACATTAGACTCACGTTCGATTTGAACGATTAAGCCTTTGAACTTCTCAACAGACCAACGACCATCAGCATCTGATGACATGTTGAAGATACCGTTAAGAGCAGTAGAAGCTTGCAAACAACCAGTTTTAGCTTGGCTGTTGATAGTTCTAATAACTTCACGATTAACTTCAGCAAGAATCTCAGTTGATAAGATGTTTGCTAGTTCTGTTTCAGCATCTAAACCATGAATGGCTTTAAGATCCTGAGCAAGCTCTAATGAATATTCTGCTTTCAAAGCACGTGATTTTGCAGTCACAGTTGCTTTTTCAATGGTGAAACCCATTTCAGTGAAAGAAGAGTTAGGATCAACTGATCCACCTGATCCAAGACCCTCAGCGTCAGCTGTTGACATACCGCCAGCAGTTCCGCCTGTAACTCTTTCAGAGTCAAGTGAAGAGTCACCAGACGCGTCACCAGCAGTAGCACTAATTCCAGCTAGACCGGAAGGATTGCTATTTTCAGTGACAGAAGAGTCACCAGAACGAGCTGTTTCAGCTTCGTTGAATAGTGCTTCTGTTGAAGATGTTGCACCAGCACCGTAGCGAGCTTTCATTGCGAAGATAAGTCCTGTTGGACCAGTCATCGGCTGAACGCCACATACGTCATATGCCATCATGTTAGGCATAGCACGTCGTACTAGAGAGATTAATACTGGGTCCCAGTTAGCAGCACTTGATGTAGCATTGCCTGGAGCAGCCTCAGTAAGGAAGGATGATTGTGCGCGCTCTTCACGAAGAGCCTTTTCAGTGTTTTCTAAAACAACTGCAGTTACAGCGCGTTTGTGTGAGTCTGCAATTTTGCCACTTGATTCTTCATTAAGAACTGGGCTCCATTTTTCGACTAAACGATCGTAAGTTTCCATCTTTAGATTCTCCTATTAAGATGATTTTTTAAGGGCTTGAAGATATGAATCCATTACAGAAGAAACTTCTACAGAATTATCTGCTGTAGATTCTATAAGGTCATCAACTACTTCAGCTGATTTAACTTCTCTAGAGAAGTATGATTCTTTGATAGTTTTCACTTTCGCTGAGAAAGTTTCTTCATCAATGAAATCAAGATCTTCGGCTAAAGCAGCCAGTTTTTCAACTTCAGTTTCAGCTAAGCCGTGAGCATGCTCACGAATAACTTCATAACGTTGGAACAATTCAAGCTCTTCAGTCATTTCGATATTTTTGCTGGTCTGTGAGTTTAACGCTGTTTCAAGTTCTTCAACTTGCTCAGCAAGGTCGTCTACTAGGTCAACTTTGGACTCAGGAACTTCCACATAAGATTCTACGAATAGATCTTTAAGACCATTCATAAAGTTTTCTGCGATTTCCGAACGAAGGCCAGATTGTATTGCAACCTGATTTTCACTCATCCAATTTTCAACCACGTAATTAAGGTAACTGTCGATTTTCTCGACAAGGTCCGATTTAGTGCTAGCAATTTCTTCTGCAAGCTCTTCTCCATAGGCTTCTTCGATTCGGCCAATTTCTTCACTTAGCTTGCTTTTAACAGCAGCTTCGAAAATAGTTGCAGCTTTATCTTTGAAACCATCAGAAAGAGTTGCTTCTGATTCGACTAATGCATCAAGATCACCGGAAAAGTCGTATTCTGCTTCTGCGATAGCTTCGCCATTAGCATCTACTTCTTCATGGTAACCAGCTTTAACCATGCCACCGCCCATGTAATTTTCATAACCTGCAGAAATCTGAGCTTTGCTCATATTTTGCATTTTAGCCATTACAGATTGGATCATGCCAGCCTTAGTTTTAGGCGGTTGAGTCTGTTTCGTAGCGTTGGCCGCAGCCTTTACGCCAGTCACAGAAGCTGTTTCCGCGTCTTTAGGATTGTCCGACAGTGATGCTTCAGAAACGTTTTCGTTCTCGTCAACATATGTCATTTCATCCTGATTTGTATCAGTCATGTTCTGACTCCTATATTTTATTTCATTAACGAGAGGAAATTCTTAAACTCACGAGTCTGAACCTCATAAAGGTCTGTTCTCTTTGCTTTCTTAATTTCGGTCTCCATTTTTTCAATTACTCGAGCTTCAATAATACCGTTATTCCAGATCCAGTCTACGCCTTCCATTATTCCATTAACAAAAGCTGTAGGCGCTGATGGATCTTGTACGATGTCTACCGTATTAAGAATAAAGTCGTCTTTGACAATCATTGCGCCATTACGTTGCTCTAAGCTACCCATACCACGTGTTGAAACACCTAGTTTGACACCACCTTCAAGTAGACCTTTTACGATCTGTCCATTTGGAGTATCTAATATAAGTGCTTTA